ACCTGATGTACGACATGTACTTAAATGCATTTACGCTGGGCCACTACGGGGAAGCCTCGGCGAAGGCGCTCGTACTATTGGGGTTGATCGTAATATTTGCTACGGTGAAATGGAGGATAGAGCGATGGCGATAAAGAAACACATACAGGGGAAAGTTGAAGTTCTTATAACTGCAAATGATATTTCAGAAACAACAAAAAGGGCTATTAAAAAAGATCATAGCGAGACGGCTGCTTACCGTGGGTGTGTTGATACGTACGATTATCTGCATGAGAAGTACGGACTTGATATTGACATACTAATGGATATCGTTGCATCGACGATAATCAGACCACATTGTAGAAACGGAGGATCGAGCGATGACAGTAACAGATAAGGTAAAGATTCTGGCAACGATACGTGAGGAAATCCGGGCAGCTACGGGCTATCGGTATGGACGGCATGTATGCGAATGCGAGAAGGGACGCCCCGCATTTTATAAAGACCCGCGTAATAGCCGTACACCCATGTGCCACAACTGTGGGAAAGCAATGACATTTCAAGATTTGACATGAACAAAATGGAGAATAGAATGACGAGTGTAGTGTGGAAAACGATCAAAGGCAATTCAGACTATGAAGTAAGTAGCGAGGGAGAGGTTCGGAGTTCTAAGCATAGGAAAACGATTATTCTGAAACCTTGCCTGGATACCGCGGGCTATTTGTATGTTGTTTTATATCAGAATGGGAGACGGAAAAACTACATAATCCATCGACTTGTTCTTTCGGCGTTTATTAGCAAGTGTCCGGAGGGGAAAGAGGCAAATCATCTGGACGGTGACAAGTGTAATAATCGGTTGGAGAACATAGAGTGGGTCACAAGATCAGAGAATCATCTTCATGCATTCAGGACGGGATTAAAAGTTCCGCATAGTGGAGGAACAGACAAACCAGTTCGACAATTATCCAAGATTGGAGAGTTTGTGAAAACCTTTCAGTCAGCATACGATGCTTTTCGCAAGACAGGAATAAATCGAGGAAATATTTCAAGCTGTTGTACGGGAAGGCGTAAGTCAGTCGGTGGCTATCGATGGCAATTCGCTGATGGAAAATAGTAAAATGACGCAACTAGAGCTTGAAACATGAAAGCTATTCCCTACATATTTTTAATACTGAGTCTTATCATCTTGCTTGCTCCATTATATTTAATGCTGATCGGCAGCTTCACATACTTGCAGGGATTTCTCATCAAGCCACCGTCGCTATTCTTGCGGAATCCCACCATTCAAAACTATGAGATCGTTTTATCCGGCAGCCCGGTGGTTCGGTGGTTTGGCAACACGGTTTTCATAGGAGCTTCGACGGTGGCGCTGTCTCTCGGGACAATCATCCTGGCGGGGTATTGCTTCTCGCGGTATCCGGGGCGCGCGGTCAATTTCGTTTACGTGTTATTTTTGCTTACGGTGATGGTACCGAGGAACGTGTTGATCATCCCGTTGTTCATGATTTTCCGGGCGCTGGGGTTGTCCGGGACCAGGGCGGCGGTTGTGCTACCATCGGTATTCTACCCGGTGGGGCTTTTCATCTACAAGAATTATCTGGACAAGATTTCGACCGCTTACGACGATTGCGCGAAGATCGACGGGGCGTCGGAGTGGTGTATTATCAGTAGAGTGATTGTGCCGTTGAGTCGGCCGGCGCTTGCAGCGGTGGGCACCTTCGTTTTGATGGGCTCGCTTCGTGAGTTTCTGTGGCAGTTTCTCGTGCTGCAGCGCGAATCGAGGCGGACGCTGATAGTCGGGTTGATGCACAACGTGTATCAGATGTCTAACATGTTGAATTATATCAATCCGATCGGGACCAAGATGGCCGCAGGCGTCATCGTTTTTGTACCACTTTTGCTAATTTATATCGTACTGCACCGGCATTTTTTGGAAGGCATTGCGGCAGGGGGGATTAAGGAATGACATTGCATGTCGTCACGCAGGGCACTTACTCTGATTATCACATTGTAGCGATATACGACAACAAGGAAGCGGCCGAGAACCATGCACATAATATTGACGAGAAGTACAATGAGGCTAGGGTCGAAGAGTACGAATTGAATAAGGAATGCAAAAAGATTCCTTCTGTCGTATGGGGCGGCTACATGGACAGGGACGGCAATGTTGAATATTCAGGAAAAGAAGCGGCGTGTGATGGTGAACATTTGCAGTTTTGGATGAGGGATGCATTATATAATATCGACAGAAGCCCAGTGCTCAGTTTCACCATTGCTGCAAGCACACAGGAGCATGCAAACAAAATTGTAAACGAAAAACGGGCACAACTCATAGCTTCGGGTTTTTGGGATAATCCTACAGGGGAACGTGTGGGAGCTGCGAAGGATGGAACGGGCGGGCACTATAATCTGATGGGCAAGGAGCTATCAGGGTGAGGACAGTTGACGCAATCATAACAGCTAGGGGTGGCAGCAGGCGGAGTGAAAGAATGAGCAAATCGAGGTTTGCTGTATGGGATGAAAAAAGAAAAGAATGTTCTTCAGTAATAATACAGAAAAAACTCAAGAATGGTTTTTGGGAAATATGGGTACGGCATAGTAATGGGCACGTAGGACGTTTAATAGTCAAGCGGGAAGATAAATGACAATCAAAGATTTGCGTGAAGCAATAGAAGGCCTGCCGGATGATATGCAAATCGCAATAGGTTGTGATGGTTGCGGAGCTGATGCGGCGAGCTCGGAGATAGAAGAACGCGGATATCATGATAAAACTTCATGGTTTTGGATAGTCGATGATAATACACGATAGAGGAATAAAACGGTGAGAATTACAGACGCAATAATAACGGCGAGAGGCGGCAGCAAGCGGATACCGCGGAAGAATGTACTTGATATTTGCGGGATACCGTTGATAGCCTGGAGCATCATCCAAGCCAAGACAGCCAAACAGATAACGCGGGTGTGGGTGTCAACCGATGACGATGAGATTGCGGACGTATCGGAGCACTTCGGAGCCAGGGTTATCCGCCGGCCAGAGTGGATGTGGGATGACAAGTACGGTGCGAGTGTACCTCTGCTTCACGCATTGAGACATATCCGAGACATGGGGTTGGCGATGGATCTCTTCGTCCATATGTTCCCGACAAATCCGCTACGGCGGCCCGGCGATCTGAACGCTTTGCTTGGCGCGTATCAGAACGTCCCAAAACCGGAAGCACCTATAATGCTTACTTCGAATCATGGAATTCCAATGCATCATTTAGCGGTGTGGTGGGATAGGGGTAATGGTATCGCCGAAATGGGATTTATGGATAAAACCGGTACTGCTCTCTTGTATGCGGGCGGGTGTGCCGCATGGCAGGTGGATGATTTCTTTCACATGGAGAGACTAGTATCGGATTGGTACGGGGGAGAACGCAGAACTGACAAGGGAACGGATGAACGGATGAATGCGGGGATGGAGGGATATCCGCCTAAAAAGCTGACGGTAATAGCGTGGACACCGATGCAGTGGTGGCAGATCCACAAGCTGGATTTGCCGAGCGAGATCGAGATAGTCCAGAAGCTGATGGAGCAATATATACTGAAAGGAAAGGGAGTGGATGTGTATGGTTCATATCAAGAACGGACCTAAGGCGGTTAGCAACGAGGATTTCCAGGCGTATGTTGACGGTGGATATGAGGCGATACCAGAAAATAAGTTTCAGCTTGATAAGAAGGCGTTTTTTGACGCGACGATGGAGCGTATTACAGCAAGCGAGGTGCCCTTTTCGTACTTTGGACATCGCGGGGCCTGGCGCAGCGTGCACAAAGACGAGGTGTATACGCTGTACAATACGCTCCGGGCGTGTTTCCGAGAATTGCGGGAATACTGTTTATTCAAAACCGGATTTCGTCCGCAGGGTACCGACGTACCGAGCGGATGTGATGACGAGGGGAATATCATCAAGCCGAAGGGTCCGTGTATCATCACAGCATCCGGGCCGTCACTGGACAAGCTCATGCCGTTGGTTAAGAATTGGAAGGGCGGATTGATCTGCAGTGCAAATGCGCAGGCAAGTACGCTAAGATATTACGGGGCGCACCCGTCGCATGTGTTTCTGTTCGATTCAACTGCGACAGTAGAGAGATTCAAGAAGGCACCGTTGAATCCGCGTAAGACGATTCTCATCACTCATCCGGGGATTAATCCGCAGATCAATGAAGGCTGGACCGGTCAGAAATATTGGTACAAAGTGTATTCGCCGAATTCGATGGTGCTGTCGGAGATCATGCGGAGCGCTTTTGATTTCCTACACTCGACACACTATCCGTTTGCGTGCGCGATTGCCGGGCAGACGGCGTTTGCCCATGCGATGGGGTACGATCCGTTGATTTACGTAGGGGCGGATTTCAGTTTCACTGAGGACCAGGCACGATTCAACGAGTGGAATTGCGACGTACCAACCTGGAAGAAAATACGGGGGTCGATAAAATCATCCGCGCAATATTACTCACAGTTTGCCGCTCTCGCTTCAGCCAACCCTTCGTTACCTCCTTCTTTCAAAGAGAAGAAGCCTATTCGGCTGACCAAGAAGTGGACCGAGAAGCCTGGGCGAAGCGCTAAAGATGAATCGCGCGGTGCGATATTGCTACGGACGAAGTCAGGATATCTCACTCACTACATCCATATGATCTATGCAGTAACCACGGTGGCAGTGCAATGGCTTGACGGGCCCAATATCGTTGATTGCTCAGACGGCCAGCTTACGGGCCTGATGCCAAAGGGCAACCTTGAGGAAATCATCGAAACGCAAGGGGCCTGCCTGAAGGGTACAAGCAGGACCAAGGCCGAGATCCGGGATTTCATCGCGCCGTGGCTGGCTTCGCGGGGTAGCTTTTACGTGCCCATGCTGGAGGGCTGGAAGCTGATTGATGTGGAAAACCTGGAAGTTGACATGCCGATTGCGTTAAGCGTGATGAAACAGCAAGACGAGAAGCTGGACATAGATGCGATCATGGATTATTGCTGCAAACAGATAGAACGTGGACCGTCCATGCCCTATGGGCCAAACACAATACGGAAACCAGCGTCATGAAAATATCAGTAGCTCCAGGTCACGTGGGAAAAGGCTGTGATGAGTGCCTACAGAAAACCATACCTCTGTTTACGATCCAGACGTTAACTAGTAAATTGGTACTATGCGAAACATGCGCAAAGGAGGCCGTAAATGCCGTCGCCGAACTCGCAATCAAAGCGCAGCAGCTCAATCTTACCCATCGCTAGCCATTCAACGTCCATGCAGGCTATGTACGAATGGTTGCAATATACGGTAGAGAACGTCGAATACGGAAAGGTAGGGATCGAATTCACGTTGCACCAGAGCATGGTAACGCGGGTGCAGAAAACGGTGGTGATATCGGAGCTGCCGAAATAAAGGACGTTTGCCATTGATGCAGAAATGCATTAATATATAGACAGATAGCCGACTTGAAACCAAGAGGCGATGTATCCCCATTCTACGGAGTGGCGGTATGTCGCCTTTTTTGCGTATAGGGGGAGATTCCAACTTGATGAGCAAGTTGTTAACAAGATGAACGAGACAGGGAAAGGAGGCTTTCAGCCAGGGCAAAGCGGGAATCCAACAGGACGGCCCAAGGGTACGCTTTCGTTGCTAGGGATTATCAAGCGTATTCTCGCTGAAACAGAAGAAGGGCAACAGAGAACTCGAGCCGAGCAAGTTATACGGGCGTACATTGCAGACGCGCTTGAGCAGAAAGACGGAATAGCCATTAGGGATTTGATTGACCGGATAGATGGGCGCCCGATGCAGAAGATAGAAATGTCAAATGTCCTAGACGCAGAATGGCTGTCACTATTCAAGGGGTTGGATGATTCACCTATCACCACGGCAGATCACGATTCTCCAGAATTACCAGAGGGATCGACCGAAGCTCTTGATACTTGAGGGGGCGGTAAGATCGGGGAAAACGTTTATAAATAATGCGCTGTTTTATCGAGAGTTGCGCATGTCCAAGGGGAAGAACTATATCATTACCGGGCATACAGTCGGGTCTATCAAGCGGAACGTGCTCGAGCCCATGAATAGCCAATTTGGCATGAACATCAAATTGAGCTCGACAGATAACCGCGTGCCGATGTTTAACAACAACGTGTACTGCTTTGGCAGTGATAAGGCGGATTCTTTCAAGGCGATGACGGGCATGACAGCCCACGGGTGGTATGCAAACGAGGTGACGTTGCAGCATGAAAACACGATTAGCGAGGCATTCAACCGGGTCTCGGGGGACAATGCCTGGATGCTTTGGGATACCAATCCTGATTATCCGCACCATCCCATCAAACGAAATTACATCGATCACTCTGGGGAACGCTTATCAGATGGGAGCTTGCGGATACAGAGCTGGCACTTCCAGATCGACGACAATCCCAATCTGGACCCGATGTATGTCGAAAACCTAAAGAAGAGCACGCCGGAGGGTATGTGGTATGACCGGAAAATCAAAGGGCTGTGGGTCGCGGCGGAGGGATTGGTGTACGAAGGCTGGCGCCGAGAATACCATGTACAACCACCCTTCGACATTCCAGACGATTGGAAACGAGTACGATCGATTGACTTCGGCTTCAACAATCCATTTGTATGCTTGTGGGGGGCCATTGATCCTGACGGAAGATTATACATCTACGATGAGCACTATCAAGACCATGTGCTAATCAAGGATCATGCGGAAGCGATACATAGTAGGCCAGGCAATTTCGCATGGACGGTAGCCGACCATGATGCGCAGGAGCGGGCGGAATTAGAGGACAAGGGGATCTACACTATACCGGCGCAGAAGGCGGTAGCGATCGGGCTTCAGAAGGTAGCCAAGCGGCTTATCATCCAGGGGGACGGCAAGCCGAGATTGATAGTGTTCGACACCTGCAAGAACGTGATACGAGAGATCGAGAAATATGCTTGGGCGGCCAACAAGAGCGGGATGATCAAAAAGGAAGAACCGGTGAAGGCGGACGATCATGCAATGGATGCATTGCGGTACATGATAATGGAGATTGATGGTGGCGGATTCGTCCTGGTTTAAGAAGACTGCACGTAAGATCGTTACTGCCATCGGGCGTAAGCTAGACGTCAACTGGTTCGTGCGGTTCCTACGGATTGCGCAGGAGGAGGACGAGGCGCAGGCGCGCGCGGTCACCGACGCATTCAAGCAGATTGCGTGGGTCAATATCGCGGTGGAAAAACGGTCATCGAATATCGCGCGGCCACCATGGACGCTGTATAGCGGGGAGAACGTGATTGAGACGGGTCCGATCTTCAATCTGTTTCGGGATGTGAATCCGTTTATGTCGCGGTACCAGCTTTTCGAGGCCACCAATTCGTGGCTCGATACCCGGGGTGAGGCGTTCTGGTTATTCAATCCGGACTTGGTAGGCGTGCCTACTGAGATTTGGGTTCCAAATCCGGGGCAGATGAAAGCGAAGCTGAACGAGGATAGGCGAATTACGTTGTGGAATTACGAGATCGAGAACGAGAAGATCCCGTTTCTGCCGGATCAACTGATTCACTTCAAAATGTGGAATCCGTGGAATGCTTATCGTGGTGTCAATCCACTGGTTGCATTAGATACGGAGTTGAGCGAGGATTTTTTGTCCGGCATATCGAACTTGAATATGATTCGCAACGGGTCGATACCGGATGGACTGCTGTCGACCGAACAGCGGATAGATGAGGCGGAAGCGGAGCGGGTGAAAAAGGTGTGGCTTGATAATCACAAGGGAGCGCAGAAGGCACACACGGTATCGGTCATGGGCCAGGGCGTGAAGTACCAGCAGATCCAGATGACGCCGGCGGACATGGAATACTTCACTATGAAGAAATGGAGCCGGGAGACGGTGTTGGCTAAGTACGGTATTCCAGCAGTACTGGCGGGTATAACGGATAGTCCTGCTACGTTGTCTGGCGATGATACCAGAGACCAGATGAAAGGATTCTGGAATTTGACGTTGATTCCCCGGTTGCGGTTTTTCGAGCAGAAACTAGAGACAGAGTTTTTCAATCGGTATGGCCTTGATATGGAGGGGCGCTTTGATCTGTCGGAGATCGCTGAGCTGCAGGAAGACGAGGTAAAGAAACGAAACGAGGAGCGGCTGGATTTGATAGCAGGCATAGGGACTATCAATAGAGTGCTTGAACGAAGAGGCGAGGAGCCGGTTGCTTGGGGTGATGTCGCGTGGCTGCCGTTGTCATTGGTACCGACATCCAGCGGGGTGAGCGAGCCGGTAGTGGGGGAATCACAGGAGTTGACGGCTACATCGATTGCGTTCCTCAAAGAAGAGAGGACGCCGGTTGCGTTTCTGGAGAAGGCGAAACCGACGTACACGAAGCTGGTCAAGGATCTGCACTGGAAGGCGGTTACGCAATCGTGGGAAGCGATCGAGCGTGTGTATAAGAAGGACATCCAGAAATGGTTGTTTGCGCAAAGGTCCTTCCTGCTGGAGATCATCAGTCGAGAGAAGGCGATAGGCGCCGACCTGTTTGACGAGATCACCGATGATGCATACTGGGCCACGCAAGAGGCGGAGCTGAGGGAGATATCCAAAGTATGGTTTCGTCGCGCGATGGAAGAGAGCGAGAAGCACATCCGGGACCTGGTCGAGACTGTGGGGTTGCCGTCGATCGAGGTGTCCTGGTCGATCTTTGATACGAGAGCGGTAGAGCTGCTTGACGTAAGACTGACAGAGTTGAAGGGCGTGACGGATACGGTCAAGAAGGGCGTCAAGGAAATCATGCAGACGGCGCTTCAAGACGGCTTATCGGAGAGTGATACGGCTTCGGTTTTGCGTGACAGGTACAACGTGTTTCAGAACCGGGCTAAAACGATAGCGCGTACCGAGATCGGCGGAGTGCTGAATGATAGCCGGATTGAGACCTACAAGCATTTTGGATGGACGAAACATGAATGGTTGTCGTCACTGGATGAGAGGGTACGGACGCCGGGGGAGCCGAGTGCGAGTCAGATTTACGACCACCGGATTGACGGCACTATACGGGATATCGGCGAAGCGTTCCCGACTAACGGGGCTATACGATGGCCGAATGACATCGACGGTGATGCGGGCGACAAAATCAATTGTCGTTGTTTGACGGTACCGATAACGGAGGACTGATGAACACGATATTCGTAAAAGAGCAGGGCGAATACATCCGAAAGGATTTCACGTCTACCGAGCTTGTCGATTGGTTCCGCGATAATATCACGGAGTCGGGCGATGTGCAGGAAGATATCAAGCTGTATGGGACAGCGGATATCAAGCTCGAAGGCGAGAGCTTTCAGTGGGTGCTCTCGGACATGACGCTTGACCGGGACATGGAGCGCATGGACCCGACGGGTTGGGATCTGAAAGAGTACCGCAAGAATCCGATTGTACTGTTCGGCCATAATTCGTGGGAACCGGCGATAGGGCTTATCAAGAATCTCAAAAAGCCGTCGGAGGAAAAGGGTCAGTTGATAGGTACGGTGGTATTCGACGAATCCGGCAACGATCCGCTGGCCTTGATGGTAGCGAGCAAGGTTCGCCTGGGGATATTGTCCAAGGGCTCGGTTGGCTTCCGGGTCAAGATGATTGAGATCCTTGAGGATCAGCGGGACGGCACGCGGTTGATACATAGAAAGATGGAGCTGATGGAGTTTTCGATTGTAAACATCCCGGCGAATCCGTCTGCGCAGATACAGCGCATGGTGACGGATGCGGACCATTTCACGGAGGAAGTACCATCAAAGCATTACACACAAGAATTGTTTCAGGACGGGGAGGGGCGCGAAACCAGTGCCGGCGAAACCAGCAACCTCGAAGAACTGTTTCAACATATCCCCGACGAGGGGAAATTCAATCTAGAGAGGTTGTTCAATGGGAATTGACACACTCGAAGGACTGCAGAAGTTTGTTGAGGAAATGCGAGAGAAGTTTAAAGCATTTGCCGAGAAGATCGGATTGCTGGAAACGTCTAAAGCAGAAGGTGACGCGAAGATCGAAACGCTTACGGTGGATCTTGCGGAATCCAAAGCAACGAATGTGCAGTTCACGGAAAAGTTAAAAAACATTCAGGCGCTTGTAAAGGCGAAGGACGCAATCTTGCTGTCAAATGATTCGGCCGAAGTGCAGGATTATAAGATGGGCAAGATGGTCCAGCTGCTTTTGCGCAAGCATTTTGGCAACGTAGAGCCAGGCGACGCCAAGACGATGCTGCAACTGGGAGCGATCCCGACGCAGAATTCGTCAAGGTTTGACGCTGGGCCGGTACGTATTGCCAAGGGCTACAAGGATCTCAGGACCGCGCAGATCAAGGCGTATGGGACTAAGGCGGCCATATCGAGTGACCCGCTGACATCGGATGATTCGGATGAAGGAAACTTTTTCGGGTCTTATCTGGTGCCGGTCGATACCGATGCAAGTTTGCTGAGGATCGCGGCGGACATGTCTACCATGATGCCTTTGGTCACCAATCGGCCAGTGCGCGGTATCACCACCTACCTGCCTACCACCACGGATGCGTTTGCATTTGTCGCGGTGACAGATCAGGAAACGGCCAAGACCGAAGAGACCTTGACGTTTTCGAGGGCCACACTCACGGCGATCACCTATGCGTTGTGGATTGCGATCACTGAGGAAGTCGACGAAGACTCGTTGATTTCGCTTGGAGCGTTGATCCGCACGATGACCACTGAGGCGTGGGCTGCCAAGTTCGACAGCCTGTGTCTTGAGAATGCGACCTACGGTGTTATCGGTACTTCCGGTGTCAACGAATTGGTGATGGGCGCAGGTAATACGGGATTCGGGAACATCACGGTTACGGATCTTGACGGCATGATTGCCAAGTTGACGACCAGGGCCAAGCGCAGGGGCGCGCGGTTCTTCTTCCATCCCACAGTTTGGGATGAAGTTGTGACCTTGACGGACGCAAACGGGCGGTACATCGTTCGTGAGCGCGTGTCCGAAGCGGCGCCGTTGATGGTGCGGGGATATCCCGTGTCGATAACGGATGGGCTGCCGGGCCTCTCCGATTCGGCTATATCTACGTCATTTGCGGTATTCGGGAATCCTTCCTACATCGTGCACGGCGCACGGACGGGGTTTGAATTCCGGATATTCGACCAGATGGAGTCCACCATGAAATATGACCAGATCGTTCTTCGAGCGAGAATCCGGTCAGCGTTTGTGTTGTGGGCAGCGACCGCGTGGGTAAAACTCACGACGGCTGCGGCTTAAGGAGGTAGGCAATGGGATCAAACACATATTTGGCACATCCTGCCAGTAAAGGGCACACGACCGGGTCGACCGCGACTGCGATTACCCAGATCATAGAACCAAGGGCGGGGGAGCGGATTGCTATCCGCGCTTTCGGATTCACTGCGGGTACGTCTATTTCGTCGGTGTACTTCATGCAGGAGCTGGGCGCTTCGACGCTCACTACTCTTGTGGCGTCTGGTGCGACAACGGGCTTTGTGCTTAACGATACGCTGGTTACGGGTAACCTCCTGGGCACGGCTGACTACGTGGCGCTCGAGCTCGACAACGGCGTCTACCAGGTCGTTACCATTGCGACGGGCGCGAGTAGCAACTTCGCGATCTCTACGGCGCTGACCGACGACATGGCGGCCGGTAAGAGCGTGCGGTACTTCGGCGTATTCGGCGACACCCCGCATATCAAGTTCAATCTTGATGCGGCGGTTGGGACCTTGAAGGCACAGACCACCAAGGAACTTGATGGTGGTATCTTCTACTCCGACGGCATAGGCAAGTCGGTGCTGATCTATCATGCAAATGATACGGCGGCATCACCTGGGG